CGCGTTTTGCGGCTTGCTCGTGTTGGAGCAAGGCGGGCCGATGACGGTCGAGCCGTTCCAACGGCGCGCGCTCGCCGACTATTTCTCGGGGTGCCGCGAGACCGTGATCTTGCTCCCCAAGAAGAACGGCAAGACGACGCTACTCGCGGCGCTGGCGCTCTATCACCTAATGACGACCCCCGACGCCGAGTGCGTGGTCGCGGCGGCGTCACGCGAGCAAGCGATGATTCTTTACGACGCGGCGGCGGGTTTCGTGCGCCGCTCGCCCGGGCTCGACCGGCATTTCAAGCTTCAAGCGGGCTACCGCATGATTCGGTCGCTCGACGATGGCGGGCGAATTCGCGTGCTCGCCGCCGACGTCGATACTGCCGACGGCGTGCGCCCGACGCTCGCGTTGCTCGACGAATTGCATCGCCATCGCTCGGCGGCGCTTTACGGGGTGTTTCGCGACGGGCTCGGCCCCCGGTTCGGGCGCATGCTCACTATCTCGACGGCGGGCGAGCACGTCACGTCGCCGCTCGGGCAAATGCGCGTTCGAGCGCGCCAGCTTCGCGACCGCGTCAAGCGCGGCGCGTATCTCTACGCCCGCACCCCCGACCGGAGCTTCGCGCTTCACGAATGGGCGCTCGACGAGACCGAAGACGTAGACGACATGCGCACGGTCAAGAAAGCGAACCCGGCTTCGTGGCAAACGCTCGCCCTCTTGCGCGAGCGGCACGACTCGCCCTCGACCCTTCGGTGGCAATGGGCGCGGTTCGCGTGCGGGCTATGGGTGAGCGCCCAAGCGTGGTGGCTCGACCCCGAGCATTGGAAAGCCGCCGAGACCCCCGACCGGCTCGCCGACGGCGACCGTATAACGCTCGGCTTCGACGGCGCGCGCACGGGCGACGCGACCGGGCTCGTCGCGTGTCGGCTCGACGACGGGCTCGTGCAACCGCTCGCGGCGTGGGAAGACCCCGGCGACGGGCAGCCGTGGGAGGTCGACGGCGGCGAGGTCGACGCGGCGGTCGCCGACGCATTCGAGCGCTATCGCGTCGTGCGGGCGGCGTTCGACCCGCCGCTATGGCAAACCGAAATCGACGAGTGGGCGGTCGAATACGGCTCGGTGGTCGTGCGCTACCCGACGAAGCGCGGGCGCATGGCCGACGCCGTCGAGCGTTTCCGCACCGACCTCGCGGCGGGGCGGTTCAAACACACGGGCGACGCGACGCTCACTCGGCACGCGCTCAATGCTCAGATGAGAGAGACCCGCGTCGGTTACTGGCTCGCGAAACCGGGCTCGGGACCCGCCGACAAAATCGACTTGGCCGTCGCCGCCGTGCTCGCGTATGAGGCGCGCGCCGACGCGCTCGCGAGCGAGCCCGAGCCCGGGGTTTTGCTCGTCTTCTAGGGGGGCGTACTCTTCGCGGCGATGGCTCATCGGGCCGATAGCGCCAGAGGCGACGCCCGTCGACTTGCTCTCGCATGTCGACGACGGCGTTTGCCGACGACGTAATCGAGCAACGCGAACGCTTGCTCTTCAAGCTCGCCGATCAGCGCGAGCGGGTAGCGAGGCTTTGGGCGTGGTATCGGGGGCGGCAAGAGCTTCCCGACGTCCCGGCGAAGTATCAGGCGGCATATCGGCTCTTCCTCGAAGAGTCGGCTACGCCGTGGGCGCGGCTCGTGGTCGACGCCATCGCCGAGCGCTTGCGGGTGCAAGGCTTCCGCGCCGCCGACAACCCCGAGTCGGCGGGCGAGGCGTGGCGGTCGTTCACCCGGTCGCGGCTCAACGCCGACCAACGGCTCGTCTATACCGAAGCGCTCATCGGGGGCACGGGTTACGTCTCGGTCGCCGCCGCCGCGAGCGGCGAAGTGTTCATCGTGCCCGAGTCGAGCTTCGAGGTCACTCACGAGCCCGACCTATCCGACCGGGCCGTCGTCGCGGGCGCGCTCAAGATGTACCCGCTCGAATGGGGCAACATGGTTTGGGTCGCCGAGCTTTACCGCCCCGAGGCGACCTATCGGTGGCTGACCGAGCTACAGAAAGCGCCGCGCAAGGCGGGCTCGTTTCCAATCGACGAAGCAAGTCGGTCGCGGCGGCTCGAATGGGAAGACGTCGGCGAGGCGACGCCTAACGAGCACGGCATCGTGCCCGTAATCCCGTTTGAAAACCGGGTGAACGTGCTCACGGGCGGGCAAAGCGAAATCGAAGATTGCGTGCCCGTGTTGCGGCGCATCGACCGGCTCACGCTCGACATGCTCGTTACGTCGCACTTCGGGAGCTTCCGGCAAAAGTGGGCGACGGGGCTCGTCGTGCCGCGCGACCCCGACACGGGGCAACCCGTCGAGCCGTATCACGCCGCCGTGTCGCGGCTATGGGTGAACGAAAAGCCCGACGGGCGCTTCGGCACGTTCGACGCGAGCCCGCCCGACGGTCACCTAACCGCCATCGACTCGCAAATCGCGACGCTCGCGGCGATTAGCCGCGTGCCCTCGCACTACCTCATGCAACGCAACCTCGCGAACCCGCCGAGCGCCGAGTCACTAATCGCGAGCGAATCGGGGCTCATCGCGAAAATCGTCGACCGGCAAGCGCAATACGGCGAGGCGTGGGAGCAAGCGGTCACGCTGCAAGCGCTCATGTCGGGCCGACCCGTCGAGATTGAAGACCTCGAAGTCGATTGGGTGAACGCCGAGCGCCGCAACCCGGCGCAGGTTTCCGACTCGGCGATCAAGCTCCAATCCATTGGCGTTCCGCAACCGGCGCTATGGGCTTACGTCGGCTTTAGCCCGCAGCAAGTCGAAGAATTCACCCGCGAGAGCGCCGCGCAAGCGCTCTTGTCGGCGGCGCTGGCGGCGACGCCCGTTACCGAGCCGCCCGCCGCGTAAGTGGCCCCGCTCGACCGCATTCACCAACAGGCGCAACAGCGTTTGCGAAGTGCCGTGCGGGCGTCGGTGGCGGGCATGCTCGCGACCGTGCCGCTCGACCGCACCGACGAGATACGCGGCGCGTATGCGACCGCGACCGCGCGCGTCGTCAACGGCGGCGAATGGCAGGCGGCGAAGCTCGCCGCCGCATACGTCGGGACGAAGGCCCCGCCCGTGCGCGACCTCGACCTCGCGCACGCGCTCGAAGGGCGCTTGCTCACCCCCGAGAGCGACAACGCGCTCGTCGGCATCTTGCGGCTATGGCACACGCTCGACGAAGGCGAAGCCGAAGCGGCGGCTCGCGCCAGCGCGGGCGAATACGCGGCGGGGCTCGCCGAGACCGACCTACAGGGGGCCACGCGCGACGCGCTCGACGAAGCCGCCGACGCGGCGGGCCGCGAGCCCCGTTGGCGACTTGAGCCCGACGACGGCGCGTGCGCGTGGTGCCAATTCATCGCCGATTCGGGCGCGATCTACCTAAGCGCCGAGACCGTGCCGATACCGCACTCACCCGGGGGCGAACACCCGGGGGGCGCGTGCAATTGCTCACCCGCGCCCGAATTCTGAGCTAGTGTTTGCACCGAACGCATGAGCGCTACGAATGAGCCCCCCGCAGCGCCGCCGCCCGAGCCGCCCGCGCCCCCAAGCGCCCCCACCGACGGCGACCTCGCAGGGCTCGACGACCGGGCTCGGGCGGTCGTCGAGCGTTACGCGACGCGGGCGAACGACGCGAGCGGCGAAGCGGCGCGCTATCGGCACGAGCTACGCGAGACGCAAGAGCGATTGACGCGGCTCGAACGCGAGCGCGAGACCGAGCAAGAGCGCCGCGACCGCGAAGTCGGCGAGCGCGAGCGCGCAGCGGGGCGATCCGAGCGCGACGACGAAGTCGCGGGGCTACGCCGCGAGGTCGCGACCGGCTCGATTCGAGTGCGCGCGGCGGGCCGGTTCGCCGACCCCGAAGACGCCGTGCGAATGATCGACCTCGACTCACTTTTGGCCGAGCAAGACGAGCGCAAGCGCGCCGAGCTTGTCGACAAAGCGCTCGAAGACTTGCTCAAGTCGAAGCCGTACCTCGCTCGCGAACGCGAGCGCGGCCCGCTCGTGACTCAAGGCGGGCGCTCGACGCCGCCCGACGGTCGCCCGCGCGAGCGCTCTTGGCTTCGCGGGTGATTTAGTCACTTACCGTTACACGGCGGGAAACGGCGGGAGGGCGGGAGACTCACGCTAGCGACTTGACGCCCGCGCTAATTTCGGGGCGTCGAGTCGCGACAGCGGCAGGACCGCGACGGCTTTACACGGCGGCACGGGCAGGACCCGACCGAAATCCATTGCTCACGATGCCCTCGCATCGCGGGGGCGGGAGGTTTTCGAGTCGTGTCCGTAACCGTTCCTCCGTGGAGTAACGCCGACCAATTCTTGCCGCGCGGCGTTGCTCAGGATTTCATCGGCGCTATCGAAGAGGCGTCGCTAGCGCTCTCGCTCGGGCGCACCATGCGCATGAGCGAAGCGACCGAGTCAATCCCAATCGTCGCGTTTCGCCCGCAAGCGAAATTCGTCACCCCGGCCTATGGTGGCCGCAAGCCCGCGACCGAAATCCGTTGGACGGCGGTCGAGATTCGAGCCGAAGAGGTCGCGGCGACGCTCCCGGTTCCAAACGCTTGGATCATGGACGCGGGCTTTGACGTCGAGGGCCAGGTCGAGCGCGAGCTTGCCAACGCGATGGCGTGGGCCATCGACGAGGCGATCTTGCAGGGCATCGGAGCCCCGGCGTCGTTCCCGACCGGGGGCGTGATCGCGTTCGCCGATGAGGTCTCGGGCGATAACGCGATGGACGTCGTCTCGGACGCATTCGCCGAGCTTGAGGGCAAGGGCATCATGCCCGACGGCATCGCGGCGGGCGCGTCGATTGGCGCGGCGCTCCGGTCGGCATATACCGAGGCGGGCGCGCTTCCGGGCGTCGCCCCGGCTAACTCGCTTTGGGGCGTGCCCGTGCGGCGCTCGCTGGCGTGGGAGCCGCCGCCCGACGCCATCGTCGGCGGGTGGCAATACCTCGCGATTGGGATTCGCGAAGACGTCACCTTCGGGCGCTCAAACGACGGCGTGCTACTCAACGACGCGGGCGCAATCATCGCGTCGGCGTTCCAAGACAACGTGACGCTCGTCAAGGTGTACGCGCGTCTCGGGTGCGCAATCGGCATGCCCGCTCGGGCGAAGCCCGGGGCCATCGAACCGCAAAAGCCGTTCGTCACGGCGGAATGGACGGGCAGCGCGACGCGCGCGAGCGCCGAGCCCGCCGCGCGGCGCGGCCCCGGTCGGCCCCCGAAGAGCGCCGAGTAAGTGAGTACCGAGCCGTCAGTCGACCCCGAGGCGACACCCGACGACGTCGCGGCGTTGCTGACGGCTCGGACGAAAGACGCGCAGGGGCGGGAGCTTGGACGCTTCACGGAGGACACCCGCCCTACCGCCGACCAAGTGCAAACGCGCATCGACATTGCGCGAACGCTCGTGCGCGTCGGGCCGATGCCCGACGAATGTCTCGAAGGGGCCGAGGCGACCGTCGCGCTACTCGCGGCGATGCTGACCGAGGCGGCATTCTGGCCCGAGCAAACGCAATCGAACCAATCGACGTATGAGCGCTTGCGCGAGCTTTACGTCGAGGCGCGCGAAGGCGTGCTCGCGTGCGTCGCGCTCAAGACCGGCGCGACGGCATACGACCTCGACACGTCGGGCGATTGGGGCCGACCGTGGCCCGACGATTGGTGGCAACGCGACCTCGACAACACGCTCGCGTATGTCGACGCGATACGCGAGGGGGCGCTTCGGTAGTGGCCGAGATTGCCGTCGAAGTCAACGGCGACGCCGCCGTGCGCATGCTCGAACGGATACGGGAGGGGCTTCGGTTCACGCAAGCCGTTTACCGCTCCGCGCAAGAGGGCGCGGGCATGGTGAGCGACGTTCCCCGGGGCGCGACCGGCGCGCTTAGCGGCAGCATTCGCGCGGTACGCGGGTCGTCGAATACGACCGCGCAAATCGTCTCCGACGTTCCTTATGCGCGCTTCGTCTTCCGGGGCACTCGGCACATGGCGGCGCGACCGCCCGACGTTCACGCCGACCAACTCGCCCGCATCCTCGCGGACGAAATCACGCGGGACATTTTCAAGTGAGCTTCGGCCCCGAGCCCGTCGTCGATCCGGTCTTCGAGGCTCACCACTTCGACCCCGACCCGCGCTCGGTCTTCGGGCCGATTATCTCGGCGTTCGAGGTCGAGCACGCGCTAGCGAATTGCGTGCGGATTTGGATTCGTGACTACCTCGCCGAAGTCGAGCGCCAGCGCGGGCTAGAGGTCGAGGGGTTTCCCCGCTTCCGGTCGATTGTCGTCGCGGGCGGCGCGGCCAAGTGGCCCGAGGATCAGTTACCCGCCCTCTTGATTTCCTCTCCCGGCCTAGCCGAATCAGGCGCGAGTCGGGCTATCCAAGTGCATGGCGACGGCGGTTACGTCGCGCGATACCGGGTCGATTGCACGAGCGAGGTTTCGGCGCGCGGCAACCGGCAAGCAATCATGCTCGCGCGGTTTTACGCCGCCGCCGTGCGCACGCTGCTAATTCAGCAACCGCTACGCGCGCCGAGTGACCCGCCGCCGTGGCTTCGCCGTGTCGACTTGACCGGCGAGCGCTTCGACTTGCGCGATTGGACCGTCGACCGCACGCGATGCGCGGGCACGGTCTCGTTTGCCGTCGAGGTCGACGGCGTCTCGACGCGCGGGCTCGGGCCGCGTCAACCGACGTACCCGCCCACCGACCCGGACGGCGGTCGCCCGCCCGAAATGCTCATGCCCGAGGTCGAGCGCGCGAGCGTTCGTGTCACCAAAACGGAGGTCGAGTAATGCCACGCCCCGGCGTTGACGTTGTTATCACTGATGCCGCCGCCGTCGGCGGTACGCCCCTAGACACGGGGCGCGGTTTCCAAGTCGGGCTCGCCGAGCGCGGGCCGACGACGTCACCTATCGAGCTTCGCTCGCTTCGAGCGTGGGAACGCGCGTGCGGCCCGCGCATCGGCGGGCCGGTCGCGCACGACTCGGTTCGGGCTTTCTTCGTGAACGGCGGTTCGGTCTTGACCTTCCTTCGGCTTGCGGGCGAAAACGCGCATGCCGCCGAGGGCGAGGTCGGGCCGCTCCGGGTGTCGGCAAGCTCGCCCGGGGCGTGGGGCAACTCGCTAACGGTCTCGCTCGAAGCCGACGGCGGCTTGCTCGGGCGCGCGCTCGCCGCTCGTGCGACGGCGAGCGCGCCGACCCCGAAGCCGAAGCGCGGGAGGGCGGGAGCCCCGTTTGCGATGACGCCCGTTGCGGGTGTCGACGGGCAGGGCCGCGCGTATGTCGGCGAGCCCGTCACGGTCACGGTTACCGACACGGGGGCCGACGGCGCTCCGGTCGACCTCGACCAAATCGACAAGGTCGATTGGGGCGACGGCAGGGAAGACGACTCGCCCGAGAACCTGACTCACACTTACACGTCGGCGGTCGGCGAGATTACGGTTACGGCGACGCTCGGGGGCGCGACCGCGCAAACGGCGTTCACGGTCGCCGAGCGCGGCACGGGCGGCGGCGGCGGATTCGTGCGCGTCGTCGTGCGCCGCGACGGCGACCCGGTCGAGCGCTCGTCGCTCGTCGATACCGCCGCAGGCGCGCTCGCGTGGGCCGATGCTTTCTCGGCGCTCGTCGTGCTCGACGCCGACAACCTCGAAGCGTCACTCGGCCCGATTGACGAAGTCGACCTCACGGGCGGGACCGAGGACCGCAACATTAGCCCGGGGGTCGTCGGCGACACGCTCGACTACTTCGACGCGGGCTTCGGCCCGGGCCAAGTGGCCTACCCGGGGGCCACCGACCC